CCAAGTAACTTCAATACAAAATTAATTGCTCCACCTAAAATATTAAGTGGTCCAGCAATAGCACCAAGAATATCCTGAATAGGTCCAAGAACTTTTCCTAAGATCTCTTCCATCAAGGAATTGATTTTTGATAGAATACCATTTACTAATGTGTCTATTTGACATGCTGCAGCACGATAAACTTGATTAACTAGACCCATTAAAACGTTTGTCAAGAATTCCGCTAACCGGTCTCCAAGATCTGCCATTTTACATCCAAGATCTTTAAGAAGATTATTGAACCATTCTGTAACTGGAGTAAGAGCGTTTCCAGTTTCATTTGGATATAATACTGCTTTAATTAGATCCTTAACTGCATTAGTGAGTTTCTCAAGCACAAAACCCTTTACTTTTGCGACAAAGTGTCGGATAACACTCATAATTTTGTTAACATATTTTCTTGCTATGCCAACACCACTATTGATTGTCCCACTAATAGGACTAATTAAATATGTGCCAATATTTCCATTATTTTTCTGAACTTCGTTTAAAAATTCGCCAAGTAAAATTGTAGTTTTGTCTGTTAGATTTTGTTTGTCACATTTTTCTGCTACAGATTGACACCATTTTTCATCATCCCGACCTTTCAGCATTCTTGGAGGTATTGGGACTGTATCATCACCAGTTGGCAAAGCACCAGTAGTTTTGTTTGCTTCTCCTTGTCCACCTTCCGGATTTTCTGGTGCTGGTTGTCCGTCTGTAGCAGGATTTACCGGATTATCAACTGTATTATTGACTGTTCCAAAAGCTGTGCTGCCATTAGGTCTCTCACTCTTAGAGATAGTTGTAGCACCAGGAGTTTGTCCAATAGAACCCATGATAATGGGTTTCTGCTTTAAGTTGTCTAAGTAAAAACCAACAACCCAGCATCCCTTAATAAGTTGTGGATGTGCTCCACCAACATTACCAGGCATGAAGGGCACATTGACTGGCATCATCACATTTGCCCATGGCAAGTCTGGCGTATCAAGGATCTCCTTACTTTGAGGATGATCACCTACGATACGAACCTTAAAACGGTATCCGCCTTTATTGTTTTTTTCTTCTGCGGCAGTTTGTTCGACTTGACCCACCCACCAATTGAACCCATCGGATCCGATGCGCTGAGTTGGGATCAACTGTGATAATAGTTGGTCCATGTTAATTAATCATCAAAGACTTTACACTCTAGTGCGCTTGGTTCCATTTCACAAAACAATTCTAAAGGTGAGGGATCATGATGATCTCCTGCCTCAATTTCTTGTTTGTGATTTTCTGCATAAACTTCAAGTTCCTGAAGTTCACCTTCGATATGACGACGTTGGTTGGGAGAAGTCATAGGATTGTCAAGGATCTCTTTGTCCTTAGCAATGTGGGCTTCGATATTTTCCATAAGTAATTGCTTCTACGTTTTTATTTAGTGCCGTGGTTTGATGGTCTATCTTTAAGACCGTATGAATCTCTTACTAATCTGAGAGTTGTTGTGAACTTACCACCAGGACCTGCTGTAGTATCATAAAAATGTGCCACTTCTGAGATTAAGTACACTCCACTACTTTCTGGGTCAAATGGTTCTTTTTTTCCTTCGACTGTTGGCACTTTATTTACTAACCTAATATCAATTTTATCTCCAGCACAAATATCTGGATTTCCAGGTATTACAAGAGTGCATGATTGATTCTTCAATAACTCATATCTCGCAATAGACTGTGCTGAGTAAAATTTCTGCCAATCGGCAAATTTTGTGGGACTTGAACTACCGTCTTTTGGGTCTGGTGAAGCAGGGGTTTTTTCGTTATACCATGATTCGTGATCTAAGTAGATAGACATAACTCTACTCGGATAATCAGATAATTCAATCTGATTTGTTGGAATCAAAGTAATTCCCTCTTGTCCACCAAGATGTGCCATATTATCATAACTGTCTTTAATCTTGTAAACATACTCTTCATACTGTCCGGTGGAGTGATTAAAGAACACTATCATAGAAGAATATTTACCTTTACGTAATGACGACATTAAATCAAGTTCAGACGCAAAATTGGATTCTAAAATTTGAAATCTAGTATCACCACCTTCTTGATTGCCCAGTCTTTCTACATATTGTCCCCAAGTCTGTGAATCTAATTTTTTTGATTTTAATTTGCTATTATCATCAGCACATAAAGAATCGACAGCAAAAAAATTATATCCTCTGATTGTTTCCCAAAAGAAAAATCCACCAGATCCTTTAATTTGCTGCTCTGATTGATTATTATTTGAACTATTTGCAGAACTATAATTTGTTTGTGGAGATACACTTCTTATAGAAAAATCAGCAATCAAATCAAACGGTCTTTTTCTGTTTGGGATCATCTTTGTCTCAAACTTTGATGGTTCCGAATATACTGTTTTTGTCGTCTTTAAAGAATTAACAAGAAGATCATTTAAGATACTCTCAGGATTTCCAGATAATGGTTTATTGATTCTAGTAACTTCGTTTATTAATGCCTCAGCAGAAACTAAACCAATATCATATGACTGTTTTTTCTGTTGGGCAAATCTATTTTGCATAGTCCAAATTACAAATTCATATTCTATCTTTTTTTTAAATGCTGTAGAATTAACTTCTATTATTACTTTCTCTCCACCCTGTATTGGAAGATCCACAAGCAATCCAGCACTATCAACAACCCTCATTTTTGCTGATAAAAAAGGAAAAGCAATATTTTCTACGTATTCTATATGATTGACTAGTCCCGTAATAGGACGTGGTTCTTTATCACCATTTGGATAAATGATAACTTTTGTTAGCGTAAAGTCGGTTGGATTTGATACTTTCATAATCAGGGTGTGATTTGAAGTTGTGCGAAAGCTATTAAACCTAATGCAGAAGATCCACCAGTTGCCATTGATGTAGTAGCTTGAGATTCTTGCGTGGATGATTGTGTGGTGGGTGCTGGCACTGTAATAACAAATGGATTTTGTTCAAGTTGCTTTTCCTGCTGTTGTATCATAAAAGACTTCAGAAAAAGATTATCATTTTTGTCTTCTACTGGATCCATTAATGCTGATAAAGGATTAATTGGTGGAGTTAAATCACCAAATTGCCCACTTCCAGATTTTGCTTTCTTCAGCATATCACTATACAGTTTCATAGCACCAGATTCTGTAATATGATTGTTTTCCACAGAAAGTCCTTGCCATCCTGCCATTGATCCAGCTTTTGATAACGAAGCAGAATCCATTGCTTTATTTGGATCAACACCAAGACTCATCAAATGAGCTAAAGCAAGTTTTTGTTGATTTTCAGGAGTATATAAAGTTGTTGTTGGATCCATTCCTGCGTCCTTCACTCTCGCCATCATTGTACCTGGATGGAATTGGAAAGCACCAGCAGCATGAGAAGAATGTACTGTACCATCTGGGGAAGCATATTTAACTTTTCTACCGCCAAATCTTTCTGGCAAGAATCCTTGTCCAATAGAACTTCCATACGCCATATCATAAACTTCCTGCATTGTCATTTTTGTCAATTCAGGAACAACCTCACCACCAACTATTGTGTTATATCTATCTTTACCACCCGCTTCTGTAGCGTTAATTGCTGCCAACCATGCTTTTGCTTCTGGGGTATCACCAGCAAGTTTAGATACATCAATGTCTCCACCACCGCCAGGAGTACGATCGTCATCTCCACCACCTCTCATCCATTTTGGTAAGAGTTTGCCAAGTGCATCTAATAGTCCTTTCCACCATGGTTTTTTATCAAAATACTCAGCGTATCCCGATGCTTGTATTTCGGCATATTTTCTTTTGTTATTTTTTTGTGCCTCTAATATACCTTCACCAAACATAAGAAATGTTTTCTTACCTTTAGAACCCTCAAGTGGGAAAACACCTTCTTGACCAGCTTCGCCAACTAGACCAGCAACTGGTCGTGTAACAATACCACCAGAAGCAAATGGAGTCAAACTCTCTGAGTTAGAGTTGCTAGATTTATTTCCACCTGTTAAAGCATCATAAATTGCTCCACCAACTAAATCACCAGCAATACCACCAAGAATAGTGCCAACGCCAGGAATTGGAATAAAAGATCCTAGACCAGCACCAAGTGTAGCACCAACTGCTTTTGCTGCTGATCTTCCAACAGATTCACCTAAAGCAAGACTTATACCAAAGTCTAATAGACCACCAACTATAGGAACTCTCTTTAATACCGGACTCAAGAACTTCATCACTCTTGCTCCTTTGGCAAGACTCATTCCTGCTGCTTCCAAACCTTCTGCGCCAAAGCGTTTCATGGCAGCTTTTTGACCATATCTTTGAGCGTATCTCTCTGTTATATCTTTTTGTGCGGTTTTGTATACATCTTTACCAGCAGTACCTGCACGAATTCTACTTCTAGAGAGAGTATTTCCTGTACTTGTCGTATCACGGAAGTTCATTCCACGAATACCAACGTCTCCAGCATTAGCAGTGGAGAATCCTTGTGCTCTTTGTGCTCTTCTGCCAGCACGACTCATTCTACCAAGACCACGACGGCGACCACGGCGACCACCACCAAGCATACTCAATCCAGTATCTAAAAGATTTCCCATGCCACCAAGCATGTTACTAAGAATCCCACCTTGAGGACCTTCAAAACCAGATCCTTCAGGATCTAAATCTCCACTAGACTTACGTTGCAGAGACATATTTGATTTTTCAGCAGCTGCTAATTGCCTAGAAGCAATTTTTTCTTGTGTATTCTCTGCATTTGAAGCAATCAGCATTTGCTGTTGTAATTGACGCTCCGCAATACCAACCTGAAGTTGTCCTAAACTTTGAACACTATCAACTACTTTTACATTTATTCTTTGTACACTATCAATTGCTTGAACAGTGGTATTATTGGATCTAACAATTATTTGTCCAATTTGATTTAGAATACCAGCAATATCTTTAATTTCAGTTGCTGTAGTATTAACACTACTAAATCCAGCAGCATTAGTTTTAGTTCCTTGGTATTTGGCAACTTCTCCACCAAGAACTTCAGGATTAATTGCTTGTGGTCCTGCTTCTAATAAGTTTCGAGCAACTCCACCACCTGCCTGAGAAGCTTTACTAAAAAAAGATGCTAACCCACCACCATCTTCAGCAGAAGAAAAAATCTCATTTGAAACATTATAATCAAAACCACCACGAAAACGAGATGCCTGAGATCCTGTAGGATCTCTACCAGGACCAGGATCAGATTCAAATCTACCTCTAGTCCTGGCAATTCTATCACCACCAAAACTAGATCCTAATGCTCTCTTAAAGAAATATCCTTTACCAATTCCTGCTTCTTCTAAGGATGTGCCACCATCTTCTGCTTTTTTTGAAGCAAAAGCACGCTCTTTACGAGCCATGTTTGAAGATCTTCCTACTCTATCACCAATAGCACTAGCAATATTACCGAGAAAATTTCTCTCAGTTCTTAAATCTGTTGGGTTTAAAAATCCGTGTGCCATTATCGTTGTTTAGCGGCGGCTTCGTTTTGTTGTTTAACTTGTTCTAAGTGTTGCATTAATAAAGAAACATATACTTGCCTCTCAAATGGCATCATATTTTCAACATCACTTAAACTGTATTTATGATGCTGCATCAAAGCAAAGTTAGTTTTATAATACCCTTCCAAAGTGTTATGGAAGAGTGCTATCCGAAAAAACTGGATAACCCTGAAAATACGACCTCATTCTCAACACCAGTATTTGGATTTTGTATTTTTATAGTGTGCTCTAGTTTAGGAGCAGATTCAAAGAATTTTTGAATTTTTTCAAATTGACTATTAGTAAGATTTTCCAAAAATTCAACAAATTCTTTTTTTGAAGTAGTAGAACTGTCGTAAACATCTTCACCATCGAAAATCTGATCAATACAACCAGAAATAATATCAACTACAGAATCAGCAGTTGGTTGTGTTCCAATAATAGATCCCGCAATAAAAGTATCAAATTTTGGATATTTCATCACAATTCCCATATCATCAGTAAGCATAATTTTATTAGAATGTCCTTCCGGTTTTTGAACCTGAACTTCTAACAAATTAAGATTATAACGAACTTTTGTGGTTCCATCATCTTGACATGTGATTGACATTTCCACAATTTCACCAATCGACACAGCACGAATTTGAAGGAAAATATATTCCAAATCAAAAATTGCTAAATCATCTATTTTTATGCGAGATTGAATACAACCTTTTAATAATTGTTTTACCGCATTTTCAATATGCTTTGAATCTTCTGACTCTAATGCCAGAAGAAGTAGTTTTTCTTCTTTTACTACAAATGGACGATATTTGATTTTTTTGCCATTAGACGGAATTTCCAACTCATATGTTGGAAGCACAACTTGTGGTAATGCCATTATGTTCAGATCATATCATATTAATATTTAGTGCGACTTTTTTAAGCAAAAA